ATAATGAGGCGAGATTGTGTCTCGCCTCAAAATTTCTAATTATTATGCACCTGGTGATGCAAAAATACCTCTATAGTCAGATACACCAAATGAGTATCTTTCTCTAGCTTTGTATCTTACGTTACCAGTATCGAAGTCACCTTCCATAGCAGTTTTAATAGCTGCTCTTTCAAAGTACTTCATTCCATTAGGCACGTCTGTGATAATGTAGAATGCATCTGGATCAGTTAAGAAATTGTTCACTCTATAACCTTGAGGAACCATTCCCATAGAAACGATTGCATTGATATCATTATCAGCAGTACCAACTCTACCTTGAGATTTCATTAATCTCTCAGCAGTGAATTGAAGCTCAGAAGGAATAATCATTTTTACACCTCTTGCAGCAATTTTTAGACCTCTTTCGTCTGTCATTGCAGCAATATCGATTAATGATTGCTCTAATGAAGTTTCATTCAAGTCGGCAGCCGTTGCTAATGTGTTAGCTACAGTTCCACCAATTGTAGGGTGGTTAGTTGCAAATAATGCAGAACCATCCCCTGAAGTGAATGTACCAAAACCATTAACTAATGGGTTAACCGCTTTAACTTGTTTAGTGTTCGCCATAGATCTAGCTAATGCTTTAGTATATCTACTACCAAGTCTGTCGTATAGGTTATCTTCAACCGCTTCTTCAGTGATTGAAAATGCTAAAGCTACAGTCTCGTGAGTGTATCTTGCAGTGTAAGTTTCTTGAGCATTGTCAAAAACCACACCAGCACCCTCAGACTTAGTCTGTGCTTGAGCAAAACCTGATAACATAACTTCTTCTTCAAACGCTCTGTCCGAAGATTCTGTAGTGTATATTTCAGCATGCTGATTTTCATAACGTTTATATTCCAGACCGAATAATGCATTCAAACCTGGCTCTAGTTCTTTAACTAGTTGTCCTCTAGATATCGCCATAATTATCCTCCTATTATATTCCGGCTGTTTGTTTCAAGAAGTGTTCGTTGATAATAACAACTACATTCGCATTAGCTGCGCCTAGTTCATCATTATCAGGATCTTTTGAAACACCTATTATTTTCAACTGAGCTGTACCTGTTGCCATAGTTCCTGAAATTTCTGTTTTAGAAATGTAATCAGGTGAAGAGCCTGCAGCGTACGAAATGTCAGCACATAAACCGATATCTGCAGCGGCTACTGTACCAGCACTTTGTACTTCAAATCTCTCATAAGGATCGTCTGAAACGAAACCTACAATATCAGTAGCTGTGTTAGCAGCTTCTAAGTGATTTGCCCATGTTGGTTTACTTGTTGATGCGTCAGTGTAGAAAACACCATTTAGTGATCCGATTAAAACATCAGTTGCTGCGGCTACACCAATAGTTCCAGTTGCTAACATTTCAACTGGGTCCCATTGATAAATAGCTGTTGCAGAAGCTGCAATGCTGTACTCAGATAAACCTTGGTTGTCTCTATTCTGTCCGACTTTACCAATTGCTTTCAAACCGAAAGCGGCGTCTTTATTTGCCATAGTATTTGTCCTCCTTAGACATTGTTAAGTTTATCCAGTGGTCTAGTAATAGTTAAAAAATTAACTTTTCTTTGTACCACCGAAGGTTACACGAGTTTGTCTATCAATATTGATAGGCATACTTGGATGCTGTTCCTTCATTAAATCGTTGTCAACTGCTTCAACATTGTCCTGAGCTTGTTTTGTATAATAGTCAGTACGTTGTTGTGCGATTTCTTCCGGTACCCTTGCCAGCACAAGGCCACCAACTCCGATCACTCCCTTATATTTACCGTCTTCTACTTGTGGATAATCAGAATCTGGATATTCATCAGATCTAACTAATTCATATCCCGATCTTATTCTTCCAGCGACATTCTTAGTGTCATGAAATCCTAAGGTTTCTGCTCTAATCCATCTGTGCGTAAAACCTGCCGGTGCAGGGGGTGCATCTAAACTTGATGGTGGAGACCAAACTTTTTTCTGAGTTGTTTTTTCTCTAGTTTGACTCGCACGCGAGGTTCTTTTGTCATTATTATTTTCCATATGCTTATACCTCCTTCGTGATATTTAATTGTTTCGCATATTCTTCTAGCGGCACTCCTAATTTTTTAGCTATTGCTACTTGTGATGAAGTGAGTCTCACAGTTTTGCGACCAGATTTAGTACTTCTTTTTGCAGATGCAACTGTCTGTACAGGTTTAGCCGTTTCTACCTTTTGTTCATTATTAACAAATTTGTGGGGAAATTCAAGTCTTATTCTTTTATCAATTTCAGAATAATACTCATCAGATTGAGGATCAAAACCTTCATCTTCTGTTAATTTCTTATGTAAATCAAAAGCAGTATAAGTCATAGCGCTATCTCTACCAAACCATGTGTTTTTTTCTGCCCATGATGAAGCTTTAGGATCAGGTGTTCCTTGTGCTACTTCTTGTCTATTTAAATTAACTTCAGGTTTTGCAACCTCAGTTTCTTTAAGTTTACTTTCTTGTTCTTGATTTATTTTAGCTTCTAAAAATCTAGCTTGTTTGTAACCTAGTTCAGAAATCATTGTTTGAGCTTCTACTTCAGCATTAATATCTCCTGCTTCTCTAGCAGCAGCTAATCTTGCCTTTGCAGATTCTAATCCAGATGTAATAGAATCTTCTGTAGACTTCATGAATCCGGGTTCCAGCTTCGAGATTTTTTCATCAACTTTTTTCTTATCCTGCATAACTCTTTCAGCATAAGTTAAAGCTTCTTCTTTTTGTCTCTCAGCTTCTCTCCATTTTTTAGTAAGCTTTGCAATTCTTTTTTGCACACCATCAGAATATTGTTTTAGCTCATCTTCTTTAGGTTCTTCAGGTGAATTTTCCAATTTAATTTGACGTTCATTTTCATGAGTCTTATCTTCTGGAACTGTTTCATCTTCTACAACAGGTCTTACAGTCGGTTCTTCTTTTATTTCCGGTTGTTCAATCTCTGTTTGATTTTTTTCTTCAGCAATATCGACATCCATCGCTGGACCAGTTGTATCTATATCTACTGTTTTATTTTCTTCTTGTTGCATAGTTTCCTCCTATGTGGTTAATATTGATGAAGTATATCTTCGGGTTTATCGATGGTTGCTAAAACTTCATCATCATTTAGCAATCTTACTTCTCCGCCATCAATCTGAATTCTTGATCCAGCATATTTTGCAAAAATTACCCAATCGCCTTTTTTACACCAAGCTCCTTCAGGAAATTTATCTTTGTCATAACAGTGTGGTCCCATAGCAAGAACTAACCCACAAGTAGAACCTACTTGTTGTCTTTCAAGTGTATCTTGTCCAAGGTATAATCCACCTCTAGTTTTTTCTGGTAATTTAAATGGAAGAACTACAAGTCTCCATCCAGTTGGTTTAGGTAGTTTAGAAGATTCTTTTGTTTTTAATCTTTCATAACCATCAACTTCTTTTTGATGATCATCTTTGTATTTATCTAATAGTGCCGATTTAACTTTCGGTTCTTCCGAAGTCGACGACGTTTTCTGGTCTTTCAGTATCATTTTTTTCCTCCTTAGGATTTAGCAGGTTTGATATTTCCTGTGATATTCTTAAATAGGCATGTGCCTGTCCCATCATATACTTGTATTTTTCCATATTGTCAACACCTCCACCAATCATATTATCTCCAATAGATTGATATTGTTCTTTTAGTTGTCTCTGTATTTTATTTAATATGGTTAACTCTTCGTTTAACATTTTTCTTTCTCCTTTTATTTAGTAAATTAACTCTTGAATGCCAACACCATTCGGTTATTTTTATAGCACCTGTTTCAACAAATGCAACGGCATTATCCAGAAAACCAAAAAATTTATATACTAATCTATCTAGCATTTCCAACGTCTTCTAGCTTGCCTGATTCTAGAATTAGGATCATTTCTAGTTTTAGCTGATGAATTTTTTAATTGTCCTGCTGATCTTGCACAATATGATTTTCTTCTTTTCTGCTGTTTTTAATTTTGATCCAGGGTTTGCTGCTCTATAAGCTCTTACACCTTTAGCAGTCATACCAGCTCCTGATTTAGTTGGTCTGTAATTAGCACCTTTACCTTTAGTAGTTTTTCTAATTGAGCCACCTTTTGCTTTTTCAACTCTAGTAATATTTGCTCCCTCACCTGTAGAGGTATCCATTCTTAATCCCCTTGGTAATTCTTTCTTTTTCTTTTCAAGAACAAAAGATTTTACATCTTCTTTTTTATTATATTTATTCATTATATTTTTTGTAAGTTTGGATTATCTGTTAAAATATTTTTTTCTGCTCTAGGTCTTGCAATTGAATCTTTACTTCTTTTTCTAAGTTGAGCAATAGCAGATTCTTTTAATCTTTTTTCTCTAATTTGTTTTTGTAAATCTTTTTCTAAGTTCATTATTTTTTCTTTGCAAATGTTTTTACGTTAGTTGGTTTTCCTCCAGGATTACCCGCTGCTCTTTTTCGTTTGACAGCAGATGCCTTTTGCCCACTTGTCATCCGTGTGGCTTTTGCAAGTGGTACGCATTTTGGATATTTTCTTTTGCTCCCCTTGCTTCTCCCGCATGGTTGATACTTGCCGTCTTTCTTCGGTGCTCCAATGTCCACCCATTTTTCTTTGACCCATTTTCTTAAACCGGTTTCGGCCATTATTTTCTTTTTTTAGTTTTTTTCTTCTTGCCACCTGGTGTAACTTTACCTGAACATACGGCTGAACCATACATGTTGGCGTACGCCGAAGGGTATACTTTGAATTTTCTTTTAGCGGCTGCTTTGCCTTTTGCACAGAGTTTAGCCATTACTTAGAAACCCTTTTACCTTTTTTATAACCCATTCGTTTTGCAACTTCTGGCGCTTTTGCTTTTAAAGCTCTTAAACCTTTTCCTTTTTTACCTGCTGGTATTTTCTTTTTCATTATTTTTTTCCTCCTCTAAATATTTGTGTACCCTTTATACCATAAATACTCGCCACGACAAGAATCCATAAATTTGTAAACCAGCTCGGAAGCTGCGAGAACATATCAAAAAACAATTTTACTTTGTCCATAGCAGATGGGTCGTCCGATACGACTGCCCAAGCGAGCACCAACACGGGCAAACTGAGAATTATCAAAACGGCCTCGTCTTTCCAGTCCGATTGACGGGCTTCTAACAATTTTCCCTGGTAAGCTTCCTCACCCTGAGCCATCTTTTGTGCATGCATCAATTGTGCATCTGACATAGCCATTTTTGTTCTCTGCTTGTTAGCGTAAATCTTACTTCCAGCAGAAACGGCTAATTTAATTGCCGATAACCACATATTAAATCCACTTTGCTTTTCTAGATTTTTCTTTTAACATTCTTTTAGTTCCTTTTACTTCAACTTCTTCACCTTTTGCGATGTAGTTGTAAGAACCATCAGCTGTTGTTTTAGATCTAGGGTCAATTTCAACACTCATGTCATTTTCAGATGGAATGTCTACAATTTTTCCGCAAATATCATTATATTTTTTCATATTGTCTCCTTATATTTTTATTTTAACTGTTTTTTTAGTTTTTGTCACTAGCCTTTACGCATAATTGCAACATTTGGCATCATTGAGTCCGAACTAGGTAGCGTTTTTGATAAAACAGTCTTTTCAATTGATGTATCAGCTCTAAGTTTTGCTAATTCTTCGTTTTGATCAAGTTTTTTATCTTGATTTTGTTGATTCATCATTGCTTTCATCTTATCAAGGTCCATTCTCTCATTAGATTCCTTTTCTTTTCTAGCATTTTCTTGTGCTCTAAGGTCTAACTCTCTTGATCTTAGTTTTGCAATTGGATCATTGTCAAATTGTGAAGTAATTTTTTGTTCTTCCTTCATAAATTCTTCCATCATGTCTGCAATCAGTTGAGCTTTTCTTGCTTCAATCTTTTGAGTCATCTGCATAACTTGCATTTGTATCTGTTGAGCCATTGCTGGGTTCTGTTGAGCCTGCATTTGCATTTGTTGTAACTGTTGCATCTCATCTCTGTACTCCAATTCAACTTGTTCCTGTGCCATTAGACTAATATGTTCAAAAACATTTTTCTCTAATGAAGCCATAACCATTGGATTGTTTCTAGCCATGTTCGTTGCCATGAAATTTAAGTGTGAAGTAATATGTGATCTATGATCTTGACCGGGAAAAGCTTGAAACTGTTTTCCACCTAAAGCATCAATGTGTTCTAACGCCGGATCTTTTGGCATTGGTTGCATTGGTTTAATTAAAACTGAATCAATATTTTTTACACCTAATGCTTCATACATATTTCTATATGCTTGATACAAATTGTGCATTTGTGGATTTGATTGTGCCAGTTGGAGTTCCGTCTGAGCGAGGGAAATACGCTGTGTTTGAGAAAAAATGTTAGGGTCAGCAACTGGCAATATATCTACACGATCATCAAAGTCTTGTTGTTTAATCATTCTTTGACCCCCAACTACATCATACGGATATTCTTGTGGTAGATATAACTTG